TGGCCAACGGTACACAGTGGGTTAGCAGGGCCATACTGTTGCAAGATAGCTTCCTGCTTGGCCAACACCATCTGCAACATCGCCATCTGTTCCTGCTTGTTGCCAGTGCCCAAGCCTACGTTGATCTCTAGATCGTACTGGTTTGACCACTGCCGTGGGTCGATAGGTACAAACTTACCCCGTAAGCGAATGATGGTAGGTTTGTCCTGATACTTACAAACAAGTTGCAAGATACCCAAGAACAGGCTTTTGACACCCGACTGGGCAAATATACGAGCAATCAACTCTAGCTTGCCACTAGATGCCTGTGTAGCCGCCGCTACAGCCGCCGCAGTGACGTTTTGAAGCACATCTGGGTTTAGCCCTTGCTGTGCATCTGAAATGCCTGTGCGCTTGCTCTGCTGGTTATCTAGGTACTCTAGCATTGGGAACGCTTGGTTTAGCACCTGTGGCACTGCCATTGGCACGATAGCGTTAGCGTTCTTGAGTCGTACCACACCACCTGGTGTAACACTCAGCAAGTCATCCAAGTTAACCTGACCCTCGACAGCACCCACACGGGCATTGTTCGACAGATACAGGTTGTCTAGCATTTGTCTTACAACCGTTGACTTAATCAACTGGATGTCCATTGTGCGGTCAGCCATCGACTCGCCAAAGAACTTGTGTGGAATAGGGATAGGGCAGAGCGAGTGAAACGGAACGTAGTCTGTCTCCTCGTTGCTTAGTATCTCTGAGCCACTGTAGAAAATCTGCCGCATCTCAGCAATGCCATCGTCATCCATATCGGCACGGATGTAGCACTCGTACACCTCAACTTCCTGCATAGAGTTATCCATGCTGGTGTCTTGGTTGGGCATCTCACCCTGAGCATAACGTGCTAGGCGTTCTCCAGTAAAAGACAACTCATCGTAAGAGGGTAGGTTATCCACAACCTCTGGATCAAACCCCATTGCCACTAGGTCAGAGCGTGAGATCAGCTTACGGTGGGCAGCGAATGGTGCGTCCTTGATGCTGACAGCCTTCTTAGACAGCAAGAACTCCTCTGGTGGGATGTTCTCGATCTTGACCCCACCACGGGTAACCTTTTTAGCGATCATCACCGTGTGTGTGCGGAATATGACAGGATTGCCTTCCATGTCCATCTCGCCTGTCGTTACTTCTGACGTATCTTGTTCAACAACCTCTACCTGCTCGTCTGACAACAGTAGCACCAATTGCTCATCGCTAAGGTTCTCATACGTCTCTTTGGTAACGTCTACCTTGGTATCCCAGTAGGCTTTGACAACCCCTGTCTTTTGCATAAGAGCGTCTTTAAACCAGTCATGTAGGACGCTGAAACCCTCGTTTTGTGTGTAAAACACCCAGTTACAGTATTCCGTGGCCTGTTTAGCGCCTTCTTCGTCGCCTTGGCTTCTTGGTTCAAACCGGACAATATCGTCTGACTGTGTAAACACACGCAGTAATTGTGGCAGTGCGCCATCAATCGCCTCAGCTACCTCACCGCTGACAATCTGTGACCGGCCTTCGACCTCGTTGCCATAGGGCTGACGCAAGTAATACTCTAGCGCCTTTGTACGAGCCTCTGTGGTCTCTGAGTCTAGGTATCCGATAGCGTTGTCAATCTCGCTCTCTAGGACAGACTTTAAACGACCTTCATCCATTTGGTTTTTCCTCTTTCGGTGGGCGACCACGCTTGGGTTTCTCTAGCTCGTCTAGTCTCTGCTCTAGCAACTTAATGCGCTCGACTAGCGCCTCGTAATCTTGCTTTGTAGGCTGGCTGCCTCTTGGCGTAATAAACATTTTATAGTCCTAATAAGCCTTTCAAGCGCAATTCTTCTGGATTTGCAAAAGGATCTTTGTTCTCGGCAATTCGTTGCACAGCAAAGTCATAAGCCTTTTGATAAATAGATTCGGGCACATCTTGTCCAGACGCAAGCAAGCCAACTTCTTCTTGCGTTAATGTTGGAACCACAAGAGGAGCAGAAACCATTTTGCCATCAACATCAAACGTAGTGGACAGTTCCGTCATTGGCATACCAGAGTCTGTCGGTATCATGCCAAAATAACCAAGTCCTTTAGGGCTAAATGGCTGACCGCCGCTAGTGTCATCTTCCCACCGCAACCCGTATGGAGCCAACCCTTGCCCACCATAAATATTTAATCCTAATAGGCTCATACCACCCATCCTGTGTTAACTTTTAACGGTTTTGACCAGTTACTAAGGTCAGTCATACCAGTGGCTAAGTATCTAAATGCGTCTGAGCCGTGTGATGCCCAGTCGTGCATTGGCTTCTCAAAAAACACGTTACGCTTCTCATCGTAATCACGCCGATAGTTTCTCAGGCAATCCACACCTTGCTTAGTGGCCGGTACGTTAAACCAACAGTTTGGTAGCAGTTGTCGTACAGCCTGTATCCCATCAGCTACTGGCATCCTTGGCACTATCGTACACGACACGCCTGATTCCTGTAGCACTTCAAGCCTTGACCGACCTGTCCCTAGCTCTCTGACCTGTACATCGTGTGGCAACAGCATCTCAGCCTTGTGCCAGCCCCTGTTAGTCAGTTCTGATACATACCAGTCTAAGCCTTGGCCATGATTCTCTATGTAATCAAGTAAGCGAATTTCCTTACCCATCACCTGCGCTACCCAGATGGATGTAGAGTCACCCATGCCTAAGTCCCATGCGCAGTATGTCTGTAGCAGGTCATCTCTGGCTATCTTGCAAAACCTGTTTTGAGCCTCTAGGTCGTTCATAATCTTGCCGAAATAAGCACCCTCGATAGCAGCATGAAAACTACACTCAAACTCTTGAGCGTACTTGTCATCCCCCATCTCTCGCTTGGCAGCGTCTAGTTCTACTTGGTCTACCACCCCAGTCTCACTCGCCCTAAACTCTAGCAAGCACCAGTCTGGCTCAACCTCTGCCCTATCTCTTAGTTCCTTAAAGTGGTTCTGACCCTTTGGAGTACCGATGAATATAGCCTTACCCTTCCTATCCGCCAGTGCTGGCCGGATGATCTCGTTCCAGATTTTAGGGTTCTGGTCGGCAATCTCGTCTAGCACCACTAGGTCAAAGTACTGGCCACGCAGTGCGTCTGGGTTATCAGACCCATACAGCTGGATACGCCTGTCCCAGAAGTCCACCCTTAGCTCGGCAATGTTAGCCTGTGCCTCTAGCGGTCTGGTGTAGTGGACTAAGTAATCGAACGCCACCCTCTTAGCTTGAGAGTATGTAGGCGCTATATACCCTATGCGGGGTCTATCTAGCTTGCACTCTATCGCAACCCTGATAGCCTCGTTTATCGCCGCAACAGTCTTTCCAAAGCGACGGTGAGCAACCACAACAACAAAGCGATAGTTATCCACGGCATCGTGAATGGCCATTTGTGCTTCTCGTGGGTCGTACTCTATAACTATTTGCTTAACCATGACACCGCTATCTTAACGTCACCACCCTCTGCACCCGTTACCTCTGTCCTAGCAAGTTTGGGTATGTGGTACTCCGCCATCTTCTGCATAATGTCTAATGCTTTGTCTGGCGCTGGCTTTACACCTAGCTCTGCGTCGCCGTAAGCAACCAACTGTAGCCACTCATCCATCTTGTCCGCATTGCGCTCTAGAAGGGTCGCTATAGCCTCTCTAACAGTCGCTGTGGACTTGTTAGGTATGCCTTTGGGTCTACCCTTACCTGCGTTTGGTGGCGCTCGGCGCTCAGTAGTCTTTCCTAGTTTACTGCTCATATCCGACTCCTATTGGGTCATCGGGGTTGATAGTTATTATCAATAATACTATTTTGTGGATGTGATACCCTTTAAAGAAAGGAGAACACAATGTTAATAAGTATACGCTTCGTTGGTAACGACACTCAAATTGAACTTGATGACGACATACTAAAATTATCTCAGGACGAGTATTACGCTGTGTTACAAGATGCAGTTACTTCACTACAGTCTTTGCAAGCCAGTCAGTACTTACCTGAAACTTGACATATATTTTTGCAGGTTTGTCAGAAACTCATCATCAATTAATTCAGACACCCCCTTCTTACGCTTTTCTAGTGCGCCTAAAGTGTTGGTTCTTAAATCGCCAAGTTTACCGGCCATTTGACCAGATATTTCTGCAAACCGTTTAGGCAGCAATACCTCTGTGGGGATGTTCTGGCCAAGTGTTCCTAGGTAGCGCCCTGTGAAGTCAGTGTTGTAGCTTGGGTTCTGTGACGGACTTAATCTCATCCCTTCTGGTGACCCTTGAATAATAGTGTTACCTACAAATCCTTTTGGTACGCCACGCAAGTTAGGGTCGGTAATTGAGTTAACAATGTCTTCAGCGTTAAACCCAAACTTTTCTTGGTTACCCTTTAAGTACATCTTTTCAACAAACATCTTTCTTAGTTCACCAGCCGTGGTATCTAACCCATCACCACTGAACAATTGTTGACGGCCAGACTCGGTGTCTATACCTTTAAAATTCTTAAACGGAAATGTCTTTACACCCTTTTTGTATATTGGTGCGTTCTTAACCATAGTGTTTAATTCTTTCAGTGCCGCCTTTGTTGGTTTTGCCTGGTCAATTACGTCTAGCAATATGTTGGTAGGCATAACAGAAAAGTTCTCTGCCATTGCACCCATTGTGGCCGGCAAATGCAAAATGCCGCCAGTGCCACCAGCCGCTAGGTTTTCCTTGATGGCTTGAATTTCCCTGTCTTTTATGCGTTTTGCAATTGACTGGCCACTAGCACCAGCAATACCCTGTTGTTGGTGAATAAGGTCTCTAGCGTAATCTTGACCACCGTGTGTAATTTGCTGAGATGGCAGGCTTACGTCCGAAACAGACTTTACCGATACATTACGGCTGGTGCTATCCCAAGGCATAATCATTAAGCTAGAACCCAGATAGTCCTCCAGGTTTACTGGTCGTTGATCAGCAAGGCCGCCTAAGAACTCAGTCTCAAACCTAGTCCCTACATTGGGGTTTGGTTTTGTAGGCGTGTTAAATAAGAACGAACCAAGGTCTTTTCCACCCTTTGGTGTTGGCGCTGCCTTAGATGCTAACAACCCACCGCCCATCATATTTAATGCCATGTTAGGCGCATCAGCCTCATCTAGCCCACCAAGTAATGCTCTATTTGGTGCAGTAAAGGCATTAACAGCTTCAGCCAGTAAACCTGGTAGAGCATATTCACGCTCGTTATACACCGAGCCTTCCATCGTGTCTTTGAGTGGCAAAAATGTATAACGGCCTTCCATATCTAATGGCCGATTATAAAAACTTTGTGGCGTATCTATGTCACTGTAAACGGTTTGCTGGCCAGAGCCAAACAGCTTTGCAAGCAATTCTTCCATTTACGCCACCCTTACTTGTATACACACGCCGACCACCGTGGCCCCTGCGTCCTCTAGTTCTTTTGTGGCACTTACGACTGTCTTTTCACAATCGCTTTGTGACCACATACCATCCCCAACCATAAAATCACAGCTACTCAGACACACAAAAAGTATCGGTAGCCAGATCATAGTCGTTACCTTTTCTTAGCAGTTTTAGCGGCAGCCTTGAAAGCCTTAGCTGTGGGCGCACCCTTTGTGCCTGGCTTTCTCATACGTTCGCCAGAGCCAGCCTTAATTCGTTCCTTCTTGGCTGCGATATTGGCATACAAACCTTTTGGCATATCAACACTTCCAACGTTTGAGAGCCGCCTTAGCACGCTCACCATCTTTTGCCTTGGCCGCTACAGCACCCATTCTGGCACAAAATGACTTCTTGCGCCCCTTGTCTGCCTCGGTCTTTGGGTTTGGCGCTGGAGGCTTTAGATTGCTTCCAGTCTCTCGATTGATTTTAGCTCTACCCTTAGCGGTCAGCCCTGCCCCACGCTTGGTACTGAGCTTCTCGCCTCGACCAACCGATAGAGACGTAGGCATTACTTATAGCCCTTCTTTTCTTTCATCTTCTTGCCGTATGCAGGAGCCTTCTCTTTGCCCTTGCCAGCCGATT